ACGCAGAGCCCGCCATAGGTAATTTAAACAGCATCTGCTCCATTTCGTCACGATAGTCGGGCATTTTCTCAGTGATGAGGTAGTTAAGTTCAGTCTCGACACGTTGTGCCTGCTCAAACTTCTCAGTTGTTACTTTGCCTACAATCTTACTACGTACTGGGCCTGATGCTGGAAGAAGTTCCCCCATCGCTTGTGCTTGGAATTTAACCACTGCCTCGGTCATCATAGGGTGGTACACGCCAGAAGCACCGTTCCACGGCTCCGTACGCTCCTCCACTTTCATCCCTAAAAGGTCCATACCCTTAATATAGGCACTAGCCCACTCACCACGAGACTCACGATCAGATGAAAAATGTTCTATCAGTTCGTTTGCTATTTCTTCTAGTTCGTCATCCTCAATGTATTCGGCGAGGTTAGAGTCGTGAGAGACATCTTCGTCCATTTCAGGAGTGTCACCAAACTCAATAACAACTGATCCATCGTCCATTTCGACTTCTACAGCCTCGGGGTCTTCTACTACGACCGTTAGATCGGGGGATAAAGACTCCTCGGATGTTTCAAGGATATCACTAGGTTCCATAGGTTTTTCGACTGCCATGTTTTTGCCTCACTCTGTGCGTTTGATGGCACTATAGCAGATATAGTACCTAAATAGAAAGATATCTTCGTAGGGTGGAGACACAACGAACGAGGGAGAGCCGATGCGCAGTGTCCCCACGGACGCTACCAACGTCCTGTAGACAGCCATACTACACATGTACATGTATGTCATCCCCATCAATAATACGCCGCCCTGCGATGTAAATACGAATCATCGTCTTCCATATCCGTAGGTAAGCGGATAAATCCACCCTGACGGAATCTTAGGAGAGCCATGACCGTGCTATCGACCAAGTCATCGTTCGACATGAACGGAAACCCAGCCACTTCTTCTACAAGCTCGTCCGCCCAGCGTGTCGCCGGTACCCAGACCATGCCTGAAGATATAATATCTGATACAGAGTTGAGCCTTGCCAACTTATCACCAGTCCCCCGGTGGGGTGTATACTCGGTGACGGGCAGTCCCATGCGTCTCATCTCTTGATAAAGTGCAACTCCAGAGCTTTTCTTCTCCACAATGAACGCATCAGGGTCCCAATGTCTGTAGTTTTCCATCGCCAACTCTTTGAGTTCGGGAAATTCTAGCCGTTCTTTTATGCTATCAAGTAAAATAATGTTGTGTGAGCCTGATTCTTCGTGAAAGAACACGCCCCAAGTGGTAAGTGCGGTGTAATCGGCCCTATTATGCTTCTCTGCGGCCGCATCTAAGGACATAATCACGTACTCAACGCTTGGCATGTTGTCATTTTCCCATATATTCCACCATTCACGCTTAACAATCGACGCTTCTTCGGACGTGGGCTGCTGTTGATACTGCGAGTTCCACTGGAACGCAGGCATCGAAGCCTTGGTTCGTTCTAACGCAGGGAGATCAAAGAACTCCGGCCACAAAGGTTTCTGTATTGGCTTACCATCTTTGTCCTCAGAGTCTAAAATAGCTGGAAACTCAACGATTTCGTACTGATCGGCCATCTCATTCTTGACCATATCGTTGGTTACACGCCCTGTCAGGTCGTCCATATGCCATCTAGTCTGCACGATAGCTACACGCCCGCCGGGCATTAGCCTTGTTCGCGCTCCGAAGGTAAACCATTCGTAGGCTTTTTCAAAGACAGAAAAGTTCCCGTTGATAACATCTTGTTCAGAGTGTGGGTCGTCAACCAGCAATAGGTCAGCCCCACGCCCAGCCAAAGCAGAACCAATACCACACGCAAAATACTCTCCTCCAAAGTTTGTATTCCATCTCCCCGCTGATTTACTGTCCACCGCAAGAGAAACCTCCGGGAATATGGACTTATAGTCGTCTAAGGCGATCAGGTTACGGACTTTACGTCCAAAATCCACCGCCAAGTCTGTGGTGTGCGACACCATCATTACTTTCTTATCAGGATTCCGCCCTAAAAACCAAGCGGGGTAAAATATCGACACGAGCTGCGACTTACCATGACGCGGGGGTATGTTTACGCACACCCTGTCCTTACCATCCTTAGCTGTCGGCCCACGTTCAACGTCCATTAACATGTTTGCAAGTATGCGGTGATGCCTCCCAACCTTATAATCTGGCTGCATCCGCTTGCAAAACTCTATCAGATCGTCGTGCGCGGCCTTGTTTGTCTGCCGTGAGGACAATTCCCCCACGATTGAGTCTATCTCGACCAGCTCTTCAGGACTAAACGAGTCCAGATTGTCCAATATGTGCTGGATATCCTCCGGAGAGAAATCCATATCTTTAGCTAAACTAGCTAAATTGTCAGACATCGAGCCCTAGCTCCTTATCTACGTCGATAACATCCCCATTTATTGTAATCGCGTCCTCAATCTCTTCAGGATTCACCAGTCGAGACAGCTTTTCGCGCAATTTGTCCTTCAGATCGTCCGATGTCTGGTGCGTTATAGTCACTTCAGACTTCTCAGCGAACAACCCAACGTCTGAAACCTTACCCAACAGCTCCAACGCACGTATTCGTATCCGCGGATCAGGGTTCTCGGTCTCTTCTATCAGTTTATTTGTAACTAGGTGGCGTACCTGCGTCGCACTTTTCACCACAGAGTGCCCAAAGTCCTTCAGGATTCTATCTGTCAGCAATAAAGTCGCGGGTGTCAGCTGGGCCACTCGTTTCGGCGTTGCAACTTTGGATGTTTTTTGAGGGTTCTCAGCATAAGATACAGCTAAAGCCGCCGCATTATCCTTGTCTTCACTGGTTGCTTCGACCTCTAACCCGTTGGCATGCAGATACTCTACCGTCTTCGCAGCTGCAGACGTTTTGATCGCAAGGTCTTTCATGTCCGGAGCTTTGCGGGTCGGTACTCCGCGCTCAGGTTCAATATGTATAGTCATTTTTAGCCCTCGTTTGTGCAACTATACAAAAAATTTTACAGCATTTCAATCCAGTTTGATAGGAGACGTTTTTATATACGAGGGGGTGGGGTAACTTAGCGCGCCGAAAACGCTAGGTAGGGGGGTCTGTTTTGATACCCGTGACGATACTTTGTGGAGCCGGATTCGTTTTTGGAAAAACGTAAAATATTTGTGAATAATAGTATTATAAGAGTTGCGACACACGCGGGTAGTCTAGGGGGTGGGGGGTAGGTGGGGGTAGTATATGTAGTGAATCACTACCATTTACCCTCTAATACTGTGACACAACACACCAATACAAGTATACTGGTGTTATCAAAAGCGATACATAATGTGTCGTTACGATATCATACTCTATGAAAGGGGTATTACTATGACTACTAAAACAAACCAACCAAAACTAAGCGCAGAACTAGGTAAAGAGATTGCACAGTTCAGTAAACATAAAGTTAATCAGGACAAGCGAACAACAAAAGTTCTTGATCTGTTTAAAGCATGCGGGTTCAAAAGCACCGACCTAATCAGTAACACCTCAAAAGGTTCTACAGCCACAGAGGAGCAATTCACATGGTGCAAGCAAATGATAGCGAATGGTTTTCCAGATGGAGTTAAGGAGCTTTGTGAACTATCTGCAAAGGCCGCAGGTGATAGGGTTATTGATGGTCGCAATAGATCATACTGGTCAAAACAACCAAACTCTATAATGGGCGCGTTAAATACCCAACTAAGGAATAGGGAAGAAATTGACGCTGAGATAGCAAGCGGCAAACAAGGTGCTGATGCTAGAACAAGGTCGCAAGAATTGATTGCCAAAGGTGAACTAACAGGCCTTATCAATCGCTTACAAAAAGCGGAGACATTCCAAACAACTATGGATTTGGATACCATGATCTCGCAACTACAAGCGATGGTTAAATCAATCGGCTAAACTAAACTTGGAGCGGCCTAGGCCGCTCCTTACTAACATTCATAGGAGCAGAACAATGTTGAAAGAACTACCATATACTGTCGGAGATCAAGACCTGATCGACGAAAGATTTAACTGGAACCGCATCGGTCAAGTAATGATCGGTATTATAATTAAATGGGAAGACGAAAAGTTTTGGAACTTTTTTAATGCAATCAAACCACAATTACCGCCAGATGAAATTGAAGAGATTTTAAATCGCCGCGATATAGTAAAACAACATAATAAAAAATTACCGCGTCAAATGTCTTTTACTTTAAGATAACCACATGCCCCGAGCCGAAAGGTTCGGGGCTTTTTTTGTGTCTAAATTTTCGGTACGAATTATACCAGTTCTCTGATCAGCTTTGCGACGCAGAGCTTTCGGCTTTGTTGCGACACTTGCCAATATGTGTAGTGACACACTACCATAATTATACCAGTTCTCTGAGCAGCTTTGCGACACATCGTTACTTCGTGTGTACATCTTCTCGTATGTTTATGTACGTCGTGTTATCGGGCCCGCTGATAAGGTAGTGAATCACTACTATATCTATACCAGTTCTCTGAGCAGCTTTGCGCCACGACGTGTATGCAGATGCCTTGTTTTTATAATGTTCCATTGTAATGTTCCTAATGTTCCACAAGAAGTTCCATAATAGGCAAAAATAAGTCATTGATTTTATTACAATGTTCCTAATGTTCCTAATGTTCCCTATAAAAAAATATAGCACTACG